GGTATTAAACCGCCATTAGGTATAGGCATATCTTATAGTGTTGAACGTTGTACTTCTTGTTGAACTTGTTGAGCAGCTACTTGAATAACTGATGGATCTCTAATAACTATTCCTGAATAAAGTAGTATTTTTAATATAATATTAGCTTGTTCAGTGCTAGACAATTCAAAATCAGTAGAACTATTGGGATTATATTGATAATAATTTTGTCCAGTGGGTATTGTAAAATCCCAAATTACATCCAAAGGTTTTCGTAAGTAGCTAATGGTTATGTCCGATGTGATACTGGAAGGATATAAATATAGCTTTTCTTTTTCGTATATGTATAAAGGATAATCTTTAGTAGGTGCTATTAAGGGATTAGATTGTATATATAAAATTTCGTTACGTTGAGTTACTTGAACCTCCGTGGATTCTTTATGCATGACAGTTCCTAGCATATAAAAGTTTTTTGGAGTAGCTAAAATTAAAATTGAAGAATTATTAGAAGGAACCGAATTAAAAACTATATTGTTTCCACTTATTACGTAAGACGTAGTAGGTGCTCCATTTATTGAAACATATAAAACACTATTAGCTAACTGAGACGAGTTTATAGAGGTAAAAGTAAAAGAGGTTCTAATGCCATTACCAGTAAAAGTTTGGGATGCGCTAGATCCTCCCTCATAAGCAGGTAGAGTGAAATAATTTCCTGCGGGGTTATAAGAGGCGCTACCGTATTCTTTAAACATAGATATATCTTGATCTACATTTTTAATTCTATCACCATATTCAGTATCGTTATCTGGCCTTCTAAGTTGTTGATTTACTGTGTCAAAATAACTTTCGAATATTTCTAACTGAACTTGCGTCGCAACTTTGTTAAATTCATCTGGTGATAGGTTACCTCTCTGTTCTTTATTAAGAATAAGCAACACCGTTTTATAAACTATGTCTACATTTACTGCCATTTTATTTTTTTGTTATAAATATTAACCGGCCTCACTAAAGAAACCGGCTAATAATAATTCACCATCTATAATATAATTACGTGTTTTTTTAAAAAACTACTAATTAAACTTTTTTTCTATAGATCTATATACTTCAACTCCTTCATCTGTTTTGAAAAAAGCAGCCATAGCTGAGTATGGATTCTCATCAAAAGGAACAGACATTAACTTCCGTCCATTAGATGCCCAAGAAAAAGTTCGTTGATCCTGAGATAAATTAATTATGTTTGCTTCGGTAGCTTTTATGGCTACATTACGTAGCTGGACGTTGTCATCATTAGCTAAGTTTAAAAACAGCTCAGGGTTTTTATTTGCAAATATTCGTAGATCTCTTTTTATTTCTTTAGAAGATAATTTGCTAACTGCACTGCCCATCTCTACTCTTAATATAGCCTCTGCGTCGTCAATATCCATATCTCTTGCAAATACCGCTGCATCAGTTTGTAAGTCTAGTAATTCTAAATCGTCAAAAGCTTCCTCTACCGGATCATACTCTTCATATATCCTGCCTTTCATAGGGTGGTATAATGAAAGTAGCTTCTGTAAATTTTGTTTTTCTTTAGGGACTCTTAAGTCTCCGTCTTTAAACATTATATGTCCTAAGGTAGCTTCTCCTTCCTGTTCACTTTTAAAAGGTGAATCGTGATTAGTAGCATATCTTAGTTCTTCTTGTTTTCCCGTTTCTTCATTAAAATAAAGTAAAGCATGTTTTCTAGTATGCCTTACTGGTATTGTATGAGTTAAAGGAGTATGTCTTCCTAATAAGAAATATATTCTATCTTTGATTTCCCATTTAGGTTTTGCTGGTTGAACAGGAGCCTGTTTAGTTGGCTTAACTGTTTCTGTTTGTACTGGTAACCCATCTGTAATAGGTTCTTGTGGTGCAACTTTTTTAGTTGCTGTTTTTTTATTTGCCATAATATAATATAATTAAATAATTAATAAGAGTAATAATTACCCCCGCTAATACAACGAGGGTAATGATTACATTTGAGCTATTATGCTCCTCTGAATAATACAAAGTTGTTAGCTGCCTGAGTAATCAAACATCTTTCAGATAGGAAGTTTACTTCCATTGCATCAAGAGTTGAGTTACTAGCACCTCCAACAGATCCTGTTAACCAAGACTTCATTCTACGATCATCAGTTTGAGAAGCTCTGTATCGTACGTGCAAGAATGGACGACGAATGTTAGTTCCTAAAACTTGATCATATACAGTTGAAGTTCCAGCTGGTACTAATACTCCTTCAATTGAATTGATACCGTCAATTGCTCCACGAGTAGACGCGTCATTTAGGTATTTCCAATCTGTTTTGTAAAAGTCATAAGATCCTCTACGGAATCCGCTGAACCCTAAGTTAAGAGCCATATCTTCTGAATTTTCAAACAATCCAAAAGCAACACCTCCAGCAGTACCGCTAGAAATAGCAGCAAGCATATCATCAAAATCTAAAGCCGTAGCTCTGTTTAAGAATAACATGTTCTCTTCAATTGCTCCCTGTGTATCTAGGTTTTTAAGAATAGCATCAAATTCTGCTAATCCACCGCCTGCAGTAAACCCGGTTTCTACATTACCTCTATCTTGAATAGCTGCAAATAAACCTTGTGTTCCTGGCTGAGTTAATGGGTTAAGAGCAGATGTATTTAATTCACCTTCTACCATTGCCATTTCTAAGTAATCTTCAAAACGTAAACGTGTTTCAGATTCAGCTTTTAAATACCATAAGTACCCGTCAGTTCCATCTTCAGTAGCAACATTTACCCATCCGATTTGTGCGGTATCAGATCCAGATACAACATACTGATCTCTTATAATAATAGGAGAGTTAGCGTACTGAGTCAATACTGGCTCTACACTTACTCTAGCTGCTGAATTTCCAGCGCCAGCTCCAATTGTAGTCCCTTTAGAATAATCAGATCCGTAAACGAATACCTTTAATCCTGTAGCTGTAAATCCTAAAGCAGTAAATGTTTGCCCTGAAAATACTTGAATCTTAATAGAGTCAGCAGCAAGCGCTGAGCCTGCATTAGCTCCTGATTCAGTAACAATACCTTTAGCTTCTTTTCCTGTAGTTGGATCTAATACAACAACTGTGTCATTAATAGAGATTACATTTTGTACTCCTGCAACAGCTGCATTATTCAAATCAACAACTTGCTTGGTTCCATCTACTGCTCCAAGTTCTACATCAGTGTAAGATATATGCAAACGGTTTTGTTCAGACCAAATAACTTGATCAGAAGTCATTGGCATTTCAGCTCCAACCATTCTTAAAAATCCAGATAACGTTCTGTTTCCATAACGCTCTACTTCTGCTTCGTAGATTTCTGGTAAATACTGCTGAGCAAAGTCAGCAAAGTTTCCTGGTACTCCAGCAGCTCCGCCATTGTTGTTCCATTGCAGGTAATTTGTCGCAAGTAATGATTGCGTTTGTGAAGGGACTATTGTCCCAAATTGTGGTAATAAACTCATTGTTATGTGTTTTTAAACTTTTTAATTTTCAATTTTTTGGAGTCCGCTCCAGAAACTGACTTAACTTTATAAGCTCCAAACCTTGCACTTTCAACAGGAGCAGCTTTTCGCGCTTCAGTTGAAACATTATTAGATTTGTTTACCACGTCTCTAATAGCGTCTGATTTGCCTTGTTCGTAAAAGTGACTTGCTATTTTATCAGCATTAGCACCTGCGTATAAAGCTTTATGATACCCTGCGGTATCTTCAATCGTACCATCTTTTCCAAGAAACTTTCCTATGAAATTACTGATATTTGATTGTTTTTCTGCCACTTGCGAAGTGTTTTGAACACCATACCTAAACTTTTTATCTCCTAAATTAAAATCGAAACCTTCGAAATCTTTATTAAATAATTGTTGAGTTTGAGTCTTAAACTTCTCGTGGTTTTGTGAGCTTCTTTCTTGATCCTCCTGGTAGCGATTAAAAAAGTCAGTAGCTTTTTGTTGATCCTCAGAAACAGTCGGCGATTTCAACTTGATATCGTCATAATACTTTTTCTTCGTATCTTCTAAAAAACTACGGGCTTTTGAAACCTCTTCCTTATATGCGAGCTTTTTTCTTTTGATGTCTCGCTCTTCATCAATATCTTCGTCAAATGCAAAAGTGTCCTCGATCATAAAATCAATTTCATCTTTTGACAAATGAGGTTTGGTAGCTTTGTAATATTCTTTTACTAGTGTGTCTCTATCTACATCCTCATAGTTGGTATTTAGTCTTATGTAATCCTGCATTGTGCCGCCGGTTTCTTTCATAAAATCTACCAATTTATTTATATTATCAGGCAAATCATTTTGAACATGAGCTGGCTCAATAGCGGGAGCTTTAACTTCTGCTTCTTGCTCGTCGGTAATTTCTTTAATGATTGGTTCCTGTGTTTCTTCTGCTACTTCTTGCACATCTACAACCGGTTCATTATTATTTACAACGTCTGTATTTGACTCTTGAGCAGCGTCTTTTTCTTCTTTAGGAATTACTACTCGAGTGACATTACTAGGAACGTCTATTAAAGGTTCTTTATTTTTAGCTGCTAGTTGTTCATCAGTTAGCTTTGGTTTGGACTGAATCTTAAAAGATCCCTCCGTTTTTGTTTGTTCATTCATGATATAATATTATATAATTATTAAATACTTATTTAACTGGGATCAAATGAAGATAAATCAAATCCTCCCATAACGTCATTACCTTGAGATTCAAAATTCTTAGGCATACCCTCTGTTTGTCTTTGCTGTATAAGCTCGCTTTGTTGAGTGCCCTGTATTTTTACTCTCTTGTCTTTACGATCTTCAATTTCTGCTTCTTTACTTTTAGTAGCCCCTATCTGAGCTTGAGCTAACTGCATATTATACTCAAACTCCGTCGCCATTAATTGCTTTTTAATTTGGGCTTCTGCCTGCATTCTTTGCATTTCAAATTGCGACTTAGCTTGTTCTATAGCAACTTTTTCGGCTGTTAAAGCTTGTTGCTTCTGTACCTCTGCCATAGCGGCTTTTTCTGATGCTTCTGCATTAGCTTGTGCTTGAGCTTGTATATTCTGTTGCGTAAGTGCTTGTTCTCTTTCTAGCTTTTTCCTGCGCTTTAGCTTTAGCATTTGATTAGCTAACTTAAGGTTTTTAATTTCTCTTATGTCTATAGCGTCCTCAATGTCAATACTCCCCTGTTGCAAAGAGGCATTTATATTAGCAGCTAATTCAGCTTTTTCTTCGTCATCAGGTTCTAATTCTAAATATATCCCAAAATCATGAAGATTTAAGTTTTGAATTTCATTAAGAGTAGCTACATTAAATGTAGATATACTG